TAAGACCGCGATAGCTAAGAGCGTAGTCCCAAAACTGAGGAGTGTTGCGATTAAGCCTCCGCTTACTACGGCGTCTGCAACAGCAGCGCTGGCAGCTACCTCGTCCTCTCCTGCGGATAAAAGTGTTGCACCCGCAGCTGCTTCAGGTGCAGTATCTGCAAAAGACGCGGCTCCTAATGTCAGACCATCAAGGCCTACAGCGCCAGCGACCGCTGCGGGTGTTAAACCTTCTATGCCTGAAGCTTCTGCGATTACAGCTGCACTTGCACCGGCAGCTGCGGTAGCTGCTTCTGCATTAGCAATACCAAGGCCTTCAACGGCGGTAGCGGCTGCCGCAGCTGCAGCTGTAAGATCGTCATCAGCTCCCGTTTCAGCCGCGGAAGCAGCTGCCGCACCTGCCGCTGAAGCCGCTGTAGTCGATGCAGTGCCAGTGCTTAGGATTCCACTGGCGAGGTTCAGCCCTCCGGCAGCGAGGTTGCCTATTGCAGAAAGCCCCTTAGCGATCCCTTCGAGCGAGTTGATAAACGTGCCTGCAATTATAATGGCCGGTCCAAGAGCCGCAGCGAAGGCAGCTATAACAAATACAACGTCAGCAACCGGCATCGGTAAGGCACCAAATGCACCAGTTATGTCACCAATAAGTCCAATTCCAGTTTTTATTAGTGGGAAAAGTTGCGTGAACGCCGCGATCAGTTGCTCACCAAGAGGGTTCAACGCGATCTCGAGGGCGTTCTTCATTATGTCGAGTGACTGAGCAAACGTGATTGATGCCTGCCCAGTTTGTGCAAGGTTGATTCCTAACCCTTGCGATAAATCTATAAATTGCTGAGCGGTCATCCCTCCTTCTTTGATTATTTGAGTGATGTTAGCGGCAAACCGCGCTCCAAATATTGATGACTCATCGCCATCGCTAATCATGCCGGATTTTATGCCGTAGAATACCGCTTCCATATCGGAGCCGGTGCTCGTAAGCTGGATTCCTGCGGCTTTTGCCGACGCAGTTACATCATCAAAAACCGCTCCGTTGCCGGTGGCCATTGCCTTTGAAACGTTGGCCCACCCGTATGCGATCCCCTGAAATGTTTTGGTGACGTCTTCGCCCTTACTTTCGATCTCACCTATGATTGGGATGACCTGTTGCAAACTCAGACCTGATGCTTGTATGACTGGCCCATAAGTATTAAGGTCAGTCAGGATGCTTGTAACCGGCACGCGAGCAGCTTGGGCCGTGTTGTAGACTTCACTCATGAAGCCTTCAGTGGCCGAAGCACTGATGCCCCATTGCTGGATAGAAGCAGTAAAATCAGAAGCTAGGGACGATGCACTCTCACCAGTCATTCTCGAAACATTAAGGATGTCCTGAGAAATCTGAGTGATATTGTAGCCGCCCTGCGAGAGTTTGTTGTTGACCGTCGTTAGGACGGTTGCAGTGTCGGTAAAAGAGTTAGGTACTGTCGATGCAAGGTTATCGAACTGAGACTCTAAACCCTGCAATTTAGAGCCGGTAGCGCCAGTTCCGGCAATGATGATAGCGTATGCTTTCTGGACGTTGTTTGCACTGACTAGCGCTGCGGCAGCAATACCAACGATAGGGACTGTAACAAGTGCGGTGAGGCCTGCCCCCATCGCCGTCATCGCGGAGCCGAATGTCCCCAGCTGTGCGGCTGCGCTCGCAAGCGAGCCTGATAACTCAGAAGTGTCCCCTATAATGTGGACAACAATCGGCGCTACACCAGCCATTTTAGTTACCCAAAGCTTTCTTCGCTAAGTCAGATACTTTTCGTAGATACGCTATATCGGCTGCTACATCTTCATCAGGCAGCGTGGAGGGCGCTTCGACGTTTATTCTCACGGCATTCTTAGCCGCACTTCCGAAAACGGTGTCAACTACCTCAGGGGTGAGCTGAACAGGCTCGGCTGGCGCATCGCCGCGCATCATCTTTCGCAGATGTGAGATGTCTGACGCTCTGTCGCGAGGCGCCCTACGTACTCCCGGCTTCTTACCGCTCATGCCGTAGTTAACGCCGTACGCGATAACGTCGGCAAAGTGCTCTTCGGCGAAGCTATAAGCCGCCAACATCTCGTTTAACTCTGCCAGCACATAATCCCACCAAAATTCTCGTGGGCGTAATTTAAGAAACCCGTAAGCGCCTTTCTTTAAATCTCCCCAATCGAGATTCCATTTTTTTGTGCAGCTTCCGCATTACCTTCTTCCATAGCCTTTTGAGCTGCAGCTATGTCCTCGTCAGTAATACCGAATGCGAGTTTCAGGGCTTCATCTACTTGCTCGGAATAATACTTGACACGCTTTAAGTCCATCATAGTGTCCAGGTCTGTAAGCTTGATCTCTCTGTCTTCCCACAGAAGACCGGCCCAAAGAAATACCTTGAGTTGCGACCAAGACATTCCGAAGCCACCTCTCTGCCATCTAAGGATCATCGAGATAGGCGTCGTAGGATTCCCTGTATTCTTATCCGGATAGTGATTCTCTATTGCTTCTATTGCTCCCATAACAAAGTCGATTCGCCGAATGTCATCGTTTTTAAAGACTACTTCGACCGACGAATCCGATCCTGCCCCGTTCATATTGCGTCCTCCTTTCGATCCTTTCACGGGCTTGTCGTGAACCTCGGATTCATCGCCTTTAACGGCTCCTCCTTTGGTCTTTCTAAGCCCATCGTTTCCAATTCCTGCCTTTCGTTCTACCATACTTTACCTCATGGAACCGTGAAGATTCCTAACAAACCGTGGTCCTGCATGTTGGCGTCGCAGTTCAGTGTCACCATGCCATACGTCGGCGATCCTACAACTGAATCAATGTAGTGATCCAGATACGGAATAACGAATGACTTCTCGGCGTCTGCGCTGGTAACTTTCATCACGAAGTTATGCAGCCCTGCGTCGTCAACCCCTGCGGCATTGGCACATGCCAATGGCATACTGCATGGAACTTTACATACCGCACTAACGGTAACATCCGCACCGGCGTTCTTAATCGTGATGAAGTTGTTCGTGCCGGTAGGTGTATAGGTCACTACTGCCGTTCCGGAACCTGTGACATACGCCTCTTGTGCGATTCCCATCGCCGTCAATGAGGTTACTACGGGCAATACGGATGGCGTCGCCATGATTCCCCCTTCTACTTTTTCTTTATCCGGTTTTGGTTCTACAAGCTCTTCGTCTGCTTTGAATGACATTTTAGGGTCTGCCATTTAAGTCGCCGCCTTCAACTGGAATAGCCCAATCGTTACGCTCGTGACACTACTATACACAAGTTGCACGTAGCCATCGTCGTCGATGAAGTCGCTTGTGTGCGCTGAGTTGTCGAATGCAATGGTTACATCCGCGCCGCCGGCAACAGGCGTGACGATATCTGCCCCGCCGAGCCACAATGTCGCTGAACGTGCTGTGGTATAGCTGTTGACTAAGTTCGTGTCCACCGTGATTGCATTTGCGTTGATTGATAGCACTGTGACGGTTTCGCGTCCTGCAGTGTCAACGAGCGTGCATTGATTCCCGATCTGGAACTTGTTGCCTGCGGTAACGTTAATCACTGCTTGGCCCGAGCTTGCATTGCCAGTAAGCACTGAATTGACTGGCGCAGCGCCACCTGAGCGTTGCGTGGGTATAGTGACCGTCACGCCTGCCCCCGCGTTCTTAATCCTGAGAAATTCAGGAAATGAGGCAGGCCTGAACCGATCTCCACACGCTGTAGCGGCGGCTAACGTCTGCTTGGTCCCTAGTGTGTTTATAGACGTAGGCGTTAAAGTCGCCATGATCTACACCTCTAGCTGCCCGCTGCAGGTGGGAATGTAAGTGGACCGTCGCCAGAGAACGTTCCTTTTAAGGTAGCTTCTGTTGCTACTTGGTAGTCCATCGTTGCAGTTTCCATGTAACCAAAGCCCTGCGCTATAGAACCGCCAGGGAATAGCATCTGGACCTGCACGCGACCCTCTTGGCCGTTCGGTGTGTCCGCCATAAAGACGCCTCTGATGAAGTCAACTGTTGCTTCCCAAAGTTCGCCGCCTTCCTGAAGCCAATGCATGCCGGTGAAGTCCATGCTCCAATCTCGGTCGCCTGGTATTCGGTATGTCCATCTGTTTGAACCTTTCCAATTAACAGTAATACTGGTCATTTTCAGGTTCAACGTGACTCCTCTTTGGCCGAAAAGCGTTGTCCACGTGCTGTTTATATTAAGTTGTAGAAGCACATCGGTCCCGACCAAGGGAATTTCGTTTGCCATTTACTTTCACCCCTTTTTGTTTCCTCTAGGAAACGGTTTTTGTTCGGATTTCACGCCTGCCTGATATTGAACTGAAACAAAGTCGTGCCTTTCCACGTTCTATTGTCGCGTTGAAGCCGGCTTGGATCAGTTCGTTCGTGAACTTGAAGGTAGTTAAAGAATCCTGCATCTCCCAGATCAATATCTGTACTGGTTATCGCCGCTCTAATGTCATCGATGCACTCCTTAACTGTATCTGAATTTTCGCTTTCATCAAAAACATTAATCGTCACCCTTAGTTTCTCAACTATCGTAGTCTTCGTCGGGATCGTCGAAATAATTTGAACGTCAAATAGTTCGATGTACGGCGGCTTCTGGTTCTTTTGAGGCTTCTCAGAGATAACCCACGTGGGAAGCGCCTCATGAACGCGAGCGTAAATGGCCGCCTGCAATGCGTATGCTGCAGAATTAAGTGTCACAATAACGCCCACGCTTCAAATGCAAGTGTGATTTGTATCTCAAGTTGCTCAGGAAGCCATTCATCGGCTAGGTATGCCAAAAACGGTTTACCTTTCGTTCCTTCTTGTTCGATCTTGTTAGCAATAAGGTACGCAAATTGCGCGTTGGTGAAGCCCATATTACTTGGGTGTCTTGAAGTCCAGTCAAGCAACGCTCGATATGGGGGCCGGTGCGGCACAGTATTCCACTCTACGACTGAAGCATAGGGCGCATCGGCGTGAACGTCAGCGTCGAATACTTCTGAAGGAGTTGCAGGCGTCATCCCGATTGAACCTTTCGTCTCGCCGGTGTCAACTTTCACGTCTTCCTCGGCCTTTGCCACAGCTTCTTCAAGAACGATATTTACTCCGGCAGCGGCCATTGCGGGTGCGGTAACGGCAAGGCGTTCTAAATCAGCAATACAAAGCTCGTCTTCGACATAAACTTCGCCTAATGCCATTATCTCTCTCTCCGTATCGTTCTTTCGTGATTTATACTTATTTAATTAGCTCATATCAAGAATTGGACTAATGAACATCCTACCCTTGATCGGGACAAATGTGGCCGCGATCGCCCGTATATTTTCAGGACTCATAACGCCGGGATAAACCGCCTGAGCCATGTGCTGATAGATTATTGGCGTTCCGTAACTCTTCGTAGCAGGAAGGATCGTGTCGCCTGGTAGAAGATCAAACATGAACATAGTGATGATCTTCGTCACCGTAGCTGATGTAGTGTAGGCGTTTGCTAACGGATTGACCATCGTAAGTGTCAGGCCAGGACCAACATCAGCGATCGTATTGACTTCCATCATTTCGCCATCAACGATGTTGACGATATCACCTGCGGCAAAGTCCTTCGTCGGCCAGCCATCGTTGGGTCGTGGCGAGAAGCCGCTGACTTGGGCCACTGTGAGCACACTTGACGGAAGCGTTACTGCATCGGCGACCGTCGTTGACGGCGCTGTGTCCAACATTGCCTGCATAGTAAGGGTATCTTTTTTGATTTGCTGAACGCCGTTGAGACTTGCTACCCACGTCACTACGGAACCTGTTAGGTCCATCGGTGTGCCGTCTGGATTTGTGGCAATCACTTGGATGAATGGTGAAGACTGTTCATCCATATTGATGTCGGGATTATCCCGCGTGAGAACCGTTATTTCGCTCATGGTTTCCCTCTAAGCCTCCTCAAGAATCGCGATGCCTTTGAACAGCCCCCGTTTATGCCCTCCAATAATAAATTCTGCGATATGGGTATATTCTCCAGGGGATAGACCTGTAGTATCATCCTCCACCACGGTTATGACGATGGTTCCGTCAGCGCCATTGATCGTTATGGCGCCATCAGCGCTGCTCTTTGTAACAACGTCGCCAGAACTACCCCGCAACCGCCATTGGACGATGCCATCCTCCAGGTCAGGCTCGATCGTCGTTTTGGTATCGTCGGTCCAAATCGTTCCTGCTATCTGTTTGAGTTCTCCTATGGTGATAGGAGGGTCGATAATATCCTGATGCCGTATCATCGTGAATCTCCATCTAAGTTTGACTGGTCTAGTGACGAGCCATCCATTTCGTTTTCTTCGCTCGATGAACCTTCCACATTTGATTGATCCAATGCTGAGCCCTCAAGCCACATTGGATAAAGGACGACTGCTAAGGAAAGTTGCGTGACAAGTTCAATATCCGGTACTACGTTCTGAGAGATACCTATTTGGATTGTAGGTGCGAGGATAGCTTGAGCACTAATGTCCGGCGTGAGGTGTTGGATAATAGCTAACGCTATAGTTGGTGGAATCGCTCGCGAAATGACGTCGGGAACCGTTTGTTGCGTGATCGCTAACGCTATAGTTGGTGGAATCGCTCGCGAAATGACGTCGGGAACCGTTTGTTGCGTGATCGCTAAGTCTACTGCTGGTGAGACTTTCTGCACTCTGATATCCGGAACCGTCGGAGTAACCCCGATACCTATTGTCGGCGCGGCTGATGTCTGCGAACGGACGTCTGGGACAACTGTTTGAATCGAACCAATGTCAAGTGCAGGTTGTAATGTCTGGGCTAAGATATTTGGAGAAACCGGAGAAACGCCTATGTCTACTGATGGTTTAGCCGCTGAGTGTGCAATATCGGGAACAACGGTTTGTGTTTTGCCTACATCGACAGTCGGAGCTACTTTCGCTGCACTAACGTCAGGAACAACCATCGCGGAAATACCGACCTTATAAATTAATCCAAATTGACCCCATTCGTCAATCACTATCGTTCCGGTTTTTAATGCGAATGACCCGTCCTCTCTTACGAACGTTTTTCCGTTGGCGCTGTTCGCTGCGTAACCTCTATCGACGTATGCTTGCGCTGTAACTGTGGTCATGGTAGTTTCATCACCGGATAATATGACATCGCGGTTATCTGTCGGTCTTGACCATACGCAGGATGCGCCGTGGTGCTATTCCCTCCAATAGTAGCTACGTACGACGCCGCCGTACCGAGTCCCGGCCCCCAAAGGCCGTTCGTGGCGGTCTGATATGCTAAATCTGCAGCCACTGAGGTTGAATAGAAACCACCCCACGCAGATCCTATACTTAAATAATAGTAATAACTGAATGAAAGTCCCGGAGTCCCTAACGTAAGTACAGGACTTACTGTCAATGTGTATGTCAGTTTTCTAAGCATCCAATTATCATGCATCGGGTGTCTAATAGAAAGAGCGCGTAAGACGTAGGCATTATAATCATACGTGACGCTCGTCGAACTTGCACTCCATAAAAAGACCGTTATTACGTCACCGACTGCCCATGCCGGTGTCCCGTAATTTACATACGTGATAGTCCAATATTGACCCGATGCGGTAGCTGAATTTGAGGCGGTTTGTACTAAACTGCCGTTGCGATAGATGCCTATAGTCACGGCTCGCGCCGACGCATCGTTGTTTTTTCCTGAAAAGCAGAGATAAGGATAAAAACTACCATAATTGAGGCCGTAATTAAAGACCGGCATAACTCCCG